TCTCTGTATATGATGTAAGATATCCTACTACACTGTGATCCCCCCAACCATATGCGCTATCCCAGTTTGTGATATCTGCAGTAGTAATTCCACTGTATGGGTATGTTGGGAAAGATACTGATACTGTTGATATACCTTCACTAACAGATGTTAGATCCAGATTGGCGCCAAAATCTAGTTTTGTTACATCACCTATTGTTACGTTATCATCGCGAACTTCGATACCAGCTATACCTCCACCACCAGTTCCGCCTGCTCCAATGATACTGGACGCAACAGAGATGTTAACTCTTCCTTGACCATCTGGAGCAGATACTTGAATATTTTCTGCAAAGTTTAGCTGTGTTGCAACACCTCTTCTAACATCATCTTCGTAGACATCAACACCAGCTCCAGTTGCAACTACTCCAGTGAGTTGAGATCCATCACCAGAAAACTGAGATGCAGTTACAACTCCAGCAACTATTAGGTCAGTAGTCTCGATAGACTGTACTGTACTGACACCAGTATTTGTTAATCCAGAAACCTCAATAGAAGGTGTGCCAGTAAGGTTTCCTGCAAGAGTTGAAATGCCTGCAGTGCTTGCATAACTTATAACGTTGTTCCCATCACCAAGAGTATTATAAAGCTCAGTAAAGTTTTCATTAACTTTGGATAGACCCGTTCTCAACGGATCTCCAGTTCCATCATTGGGAGCGTTTCCTATGTTAATAACACGTTTAGACATTAAAACTCCGCCCTATGTCCCTATTTTATTATATTTATCGTACACATAAATAAGAAAGTTCTCGATTATGTTGATGAAAAAAATGATTGAAGACCTTATCGAAGTCTTCCAAGATTGGAGACAAGACAGAGCGTTTAAAAAGAGATTGAAAAAACAACAGAAACGTGATCCATTTATTTACAAATGATGACTAGATGGGGAATCTCCGCGAATAGTCACAACGCAGCATTAAGTGTATTCGTTGGAGATCAATTAGTCTTCGCTTCGTCAAGTGAAAGATATAGTAAACTTAAGAATGATGCTCATCTATGTAAAGCTTTAATAGATGAGGCTATGTGGTGGGGGAAACCTCATGAGATTTATTGGTATGAAAATCCCAAACTCAAATCATGTAGACAGTTTCTTGCGGGCCAAAAAGTACCTAAGGGAGAAAACAATATAAGAAAATATATTGAAAAGTATATTGGAGATGTTCCTATCCGATATACAACTCACCACAAGAGTCACGCATCCGCAGGTTACTATACAAGTGAATTTGATAATGCTGCAGTTGTGGTATTAGACGCAATAGGAGAGTTTGAAACTTTTACTATATGGAAAGGTCGTGGTGATAAGCTGAGGAAAGTATATTCTCAATCATATCCTTCCAGTTTGGGTTTGTGGTATTCCGCAATGACTCAAAGATGTGGATTAAAACCAAATGAGGAAGAATATATTCTCATGGGTATGTCCGCATTTGGAGATCCCGACAGACTTTATAGAGAAATATTGTCAGACTTCTTTGATCTGAACAAAAATCCTTATTGGGTAAAACATAATCTACATAAAGGTTGTTCAAACTGGAGAGAAGATCTTCATAGTCAAAAAGATATATTTGACATTGCTGCAGCTACACAGAAAGTTTATGAAAAGATACTAGAACGTGTCCTTTTAAAAGCAAAGTCCTTAGTAAAGAGTGAAAATCTGGTGTTTATGGGTGGGTGTGCATTAAATTGTGCTGCTAATCCTATTGCATATAAGTCTTTTAAAAATGTTTGGATTATGCCTGCGCCTGGTGATGATGGTAATGCTATTGGTGCAGTTCTCGCACACCACAAAAAACACATTAGATGGACAGGTCCATATCTAGGAAGAAATCTTGGACACAATACCAAGAATGAGATGATTGTTGAAGATCTTCTCCGAAATAAATTATGTGGTATTGCAAGAGGTCGTGCAGAGTTTGGTCCTAGGGCACTAGGAAACCGTAGTCTCATTGCAGATCCTAGGGACAAAGACATCAAAGACCAAGTTAACGAAATCAAGAAGAGAGAAACATTCAGACCATTTGCTCCTGCGATCTTAGAAGAATTTGCGAGTGAATACTTTGATATGCCTTCGGAGAAAAGTCCTTATATGCAGTTGATTGCAAAATGTAGGAGACCCGATCTCTATCCTGCAATCGTTCATGTAGATGGTACTAGTAGAGTTCAAACTGTATCTAAGGAAGATAATCCTGAATTCAGAGAACTTCTCGAACTATGGTATGAAAAAACTGGTTGCCCAATGCTTTTGAATACTTCGTTAAATATAAAAGGAGAACCTATTCTGAATAGTAAAGATCAAATTCAAGAATGGGAAGAAAAATACAACGTTAAAATTTGGACATGACAACATTAATTGCTTTCGGTGATAGTCATACTGCTGGTGCCGAAATTGAACAAAGATGGGGACAAGGTAATATTAAAAAAGCTTACCCCGCTAAAATTGCTAATCACTACGGAATGGACTATGAAAACTATGGTCAAGTCGGTGGTAGTAACTACTGGTTGATGAAAAAGTTTATGTCCAGAGTTCAGATGGGACTCCGAAGAAACGAGAAGATGTTTATGGTCTTTGGTTTCTGTGAACCTGCAAGAAATTTTGTTAGTAGTGGTAGAGGAACTCTTCATGGAACTCCATACCTCTTAGGAAGATACCAAGAAGGTGTAGTAGAAGAACGTGAAAGAGTGAATGAAAAATTATTACGACTATATGAATATTGGTTGAGAGCACATACAGACGAAGAAGTTCATAGTATGTCTCTAGACATTATATGGCAGATTCAATGTATTTGCAAACAATATGATATTCCATATTTGTTTACTTCTGCTACTGACTTTTATTATGGTGATTGGTCAAATATTGATCCAAGATATTACTATGGACATCATGCAACTAATAAAACAATCTATGAACCGAGTAGACCTGGTAATGTAATCGTTAGAGAACAATATAGTTATTGGGGTGTTGCTACAAATCATCCAGATTGGAAACATCTGAAAGATACTGATCGTTGGTCTATGCACTATCCAGAAGAATATCATGAATACTGGGCAGGACGCCTGATCAAGTTCATTGAAGATCAGAAGATTCTTGAAGGTAAAGTTGACAAAGCCCTACAAACATCACTATAATGACTCTGTGGAGTTTCAGAAATAAATATAGCTAAACTTAAAAAGCTATATGGTTGATTATGAGAACCCTTGGATGTACGAGGGTCGTGCGTTTTTGTCGGAAGATATTGGAGATAACTACGGGTTCGTTTATAAAATTACGAACTCACTTAATGGTAGAGAGTATATCGGAAGAAAATATTTTGTCCAGAAACGTAAACCAAAAGGTGGTAAACGCCGAGTCACTTCAGAGTCCGACTGGAAGAAGTACTACGGGTCTTGCCCTGAATTGAAAGAGGATATAAAGAAGTACGGGAAGCAGAACTTTTCTCGCCAGATTCTGAGTATACATACTACACTAGGAAAGGTGAACTACGAGGAGACCCGTCAGTTGTTCGTCCAGGGAGTCCTGACCGAATCGCTTGACAACGGTGTCCCGAGGTTCTACAATTCTAATGTTCTCGGCCGTTACTACAGGAAGGACTACTTTCATGGAACAAGATCTGATGAATGAGACCCAGCTTCTCAAGGACAGTATCATTGATCGCATCCATGACCTAGTGGCTATGGGTGACTATCTGAACGCTTGTGCTGTTTATGAAGAATTCAAAGAATCATTTGAGGAACTTATCTGACATGTGGATGAATGCCGCTTTTGTTGGTGGAACTGGAGTCCTTTCAGCTTTCATCATTCATAACACCAACACTACTTCAGTGGTTACTGCACCACCACCAGTAGAAATCCCCAAGGTAGAATTCAAAGTACCTTCTTGGAAATGTCCTGATTGCACACCAGAAGAACAGTATGTCTTATCAGAACTCCAAGAACACACCCGAATCTCAGATCGTAATGCTCTTGCAACGATCATGGGTAACATTAAACAGGAAAGCAAGTTCATTCCCAACATATGCGAGGGAGGGGCTAGAGTTTCTTACGGGGATTGTCATAGCGGTGGGTATGGTCTTATTCAGTGGACCTCAGTAGGTCGTTATAATAATCTGGGCAAGTTCTGTAAAAATTATGGATGTGACCCCAGTAGTCTAGAAGGACAAACTCGTTATATGATTAACGAAAATGTCTTTCAACGTTACCTCCCTGAGTTTGAAGGTAGTGGTAAAACGGTAGATCAGTATATGGTTCCTGCATATTACTGGTTGGGTTGGGGTATTGAAGGAAGTAGGAGAAATTACTCATATAACTATACTAAGAGGTTGGTACTCGAAGCATGATTTTGCGCGCCATTAAACAACTCCTTTCTCCAAAGGAAATTGACGAAGAAAAAATTGAATGTGCGATTGATGAGGAAACAATTCCTTGTGACACACTAGAAGATGTGTTCTTCAGTCCAGAAGCACAGGGTAGTTGGACAGGTATTCCTGCACCCGCATACCTTGAAGATGATCCATGGTTTGGTTCTGCGCCTACTCTTACAGAGAAACAAGAGGAGTTCAAGGCAGAATCTGATGCATTCAAAGCAGAAGCTCTGAAATACTATGGTGAACAGACCAATGAATCAGAGAACATCCATGAAGTGATGTATCAGATGTCTATGAGTAGTGGTGAAACCACTATTCAACGGGATCCTATTGGTGGTTCTGAGACATTCCAGGAAGGTCCAGGTGGTTGGCAATCGGGTGTTGGTCGTTGACAGACCCCACCCCTGGTGGTATACTTAAAGAGTTGAGAGATCAACTGCGGTAACCCCCTTGGTAGTTCAGGGTTAGCGGCGATAGGAACTACCGCTTGGTTCAGTAGCTCAGCTGGATAGAGCAACTGCCTTCTAAGCAGTCGGTCGTAGGTTCGA